ATGGTGCAAATGGCAACAATAACCAAGCGGCGCAATCCTTCCGGCGAAACAGTATATCGGGTTCAGGTACGGGTCAGCAAGAAAGGCTATCCTGCTTTCAATGAGAGCAGGACGTTCAGTAAAAAGGCTTTGGCGGTCGAATGGGGGAAGAAACGGGAGGCGGAAATTGAAGCCGACCCAGAACTGCTTTTCAAGCGCGGCAAGGTCAAGATGATGACGCTGTCCGAAGCTATGCGGAAGTATCTTAACGAAACGCTTGGAGCGGGTCGGTCAAAGAAAATGGGCTTGCGTTTTCTGATGGAGTTCCCAATTGGCGGCATCGGCATCGATAAGCTGAAACGGTCTGATTTCGCGGAACACGTTATGCAGAGGCGGCGCGGAATCCCCGAACTGGACATTGCACCAATCGCGGCTTCTACGGCATTGCAGGAGCTGCAATATATCCGTTCCGTGCTAAAACACGCCTTCTATGTGTGGGGGCTTGAAATAGGCTGGCAGGAATTGGATTTCGCGGCAAACGGGCTGAAACGCTCGAATATGGTTGCGAAATCTGCAATCAGGGACAGATTGCCGACCATGGAAGAACTGCAAACCCTGACAACTTATTTCCTGCGGCAATGGCAAAGCAGGAAATCTTCCATACCGATGCACCTGATTATGTGGCTGGCGATTTATACGTCAAGGCGGCAGGATGAGATTTGCCGTCTGCTGTTTGACGACTGGCACAAAAATGATTGTACCTGGCTGGTTCGTGATTTAAAAAATCCGAACGGCAGCACAGGGAATAATAAGGAGTTTGATATTCTGCCTATGGCTTTGCCGGTCATTGACGAGCTGCTGGAGGAATCGGTCAGGAAGCGTATGCTTGCCAACAAAGGCATCGCCGACAGCCTTGTGCCGTGCAACGGAAAATCGGTTTCCGCCGCTTGGACGAGGGCGTGCAAGGTTCTTGGGATTAAAGACTTGCGCTTCCACGATTTACGGCACGAGGCTGCTACCCGTATGGCTGAAGACGGCTGCACGATTCCGCAAATGCAACGGGTAACGCTGCATGACAGTTGGAACAGCCTGCAGAGATATGTGAGCGTACGCAAACGCTCGACGCGGCTGGATTTTAAAGAGGCAATGATGCAGGCGCAAAGCGATATAAAATCCGGGAAGTGATGTTAAATTAAAGGGGATGCGGCGCATCCCCTGATTTCTCCGTCTTGCATCAAGACTGGAATTTCCGATATTCCGATTTTGCCTTTTCCTCCTTGTCTGCGATTGCCTTTGCAAGCTCTTGGACGCTGACGAAATATTCCGATTTTTGGCTGTCGGACAATCGGAAAATCGGAAATGGAAGCTCGCACCGTACCCCCGATGCTTTAAACGCGTTAAAGCTGATATGGGCAAAAAAGTCTTTGTGTACTTCCCTCAGCGGGATATACGGGCGGCCGCCGTATGCAATTAAAAGCCCTTGTTCTTTACTGATGTTCATATATACCTCTTTCTGTTGATTCTGCTTTGTCTGAGTTTCTGCTTTTTTACGGCTTGTCGGATGTTCAGCCTGCGTCGGTGCATAAGTCCTCCTGTTTGGGCGGTTGTTCAGCCGGCCGCCCCTCCGAAAAGTGGCAGGCTGCAAGGGAAGTAGTGTTTTTTTCCGTATTTCTCTGCCTGTATCAGGTTGCACAGGCGGTCGCAAAAGCCGTCAAATTCGGTATGCGGCCAGCCTTCTATTTCGTTGACCATTTTGCTGAACCTCAATTCCCCGGCAATACGCTTTGCCACTGCGTCACGGCATTCGTGTTCCAATAGGACGGGGTCTTCTTTCCGTCTTCGCCACGCTGAAAAACGTTTATTTCGCCGCGCCAGCAGTCGTGCCGTTTGTGTTTGATGCCGTGTTTGAAACCTTTTGTGCTGGAATCGTGATATATGCAGGTTCGGATGTGTGTTGTCATGCCGCCGCTTCCTGTCGCATAAGCCCAATCAGGTTTGCCGCCCGCTTGAAATGTTTCGTCCAGTTGAAGCAGCTAAAGCCGGTGCCGTTGTCGCAATGTCGGATGATGTCTTCTGAGTCCTTGACGGCTTGAATCAATGCGCCGCCTTTGTTCGCTGCAAGCATTTTTATCATCGGCTGGCGTACGTCGCAGATGCGTTGCGGGCGTACAGGATTCAGCGGCTTGCCGTACATCGCCGAAAGCTCCTTGTCCGCTTGAATGCCCACATCGTAAAGCAGGTTCGCGGCGTGTAGGATTCGGTCTGTAAATTCCGCGTATGGCATTTTCAGGCGGCGGGCTTCTGCACGTGAATCCGCGCCGTTGATGACTTTGTCAATTGCCGAAATCAAACCGCCGTCAAGTTCTAAAAACGTCATGGCTTTCTTGGCAACTCGGACGGCCAATGAGTATGTCGATACTTCGGCTATTAGCCGTGCAGGCGCATCTTTCAAAAACGCTTCATACGCGGCGAACAGATTTTGCAATGGATGCAGCACGATTTGACGCTGATTCGGGCTTAAATTGTCAAAATCTTTAGTCCATTTTTCGACAGCTTGCGACGCTTCACGGCAGGCAAACTCCACGCTTTTCTCGTTCGCGGGGTCGTCTGTGTTGCAGTACAAGCCCAAGCGTTGCACCTGTTTGATGATATGCTCGGCAAAGTTGATTAATTCCTGATTGCAGGCATAGCGCATATCTTGCAGGGATAACCACATCATAATGCTGCATGTCAGGGCTTCGTCTTTTGATACTCTCTCGCCTGACAACATCTCGGCGATGTTTTCTTTTTGCGCTTTTGATGAGGCGGACAGGCGGTTTCGGTCAACGTTTTTGACTGTTCCGGCGCGTTTCATGGCGCGTTCTTGCTGCGTTGATTTCTTTGCTGCTCGCTTGGCGGCAAGCATCTGTTTTGCCGTCGGTTTTGTTGCTGCTGTTTGCATTTTGTTTTCTCGATTAATTTCCGCTTCTCAACGGCTTGGGCGTTTGGCTGCCAGATTGTGTTAATTGCCTGTCGTTAAGCGCATTGCCGCGTCTATCGCATCACGCATACTGTCAAGATGCTGCTCCACGCACTCGGTGGGTAGGATGACGCTGCCTATTTTGTTGTGCTTGTCTGACAGCCAATCAAGGCGAATGGTGTCAGGGTGTGGGACGATTTCAAACTCGTAATTATCATAAAAACTGGACACCGAGTTACCCTCAAAAAAAACCAAAACTGATTGAAAACTTATACCAGCTACAACTCCGACCGCGCCGTCTGACTTTCTCTTCACGCGGTCGCCGAATTTGAATTTATGAGTCATTTTTTTATTCCTTAAAATGGGGATTTATTTAATCTGCAAATTCTTCCGCTCTTCAATCTTTGTGCCTGCTACTTCCTGACCGCTTTCAATCGCTTTTCTGATGGCGGTTTTGTCCGGTTCGATTTTGACGGTCTCACGCATAAATTCGGCAGGGATTTGTGCTTCGTCTAAAATCTCGACGGCTTTGGATTTTCGGAACGAGGCTTTAAAAGTGCCGTCATCTGCTTTGATTTCGGTAATACCCGCCGCTTGCATATTGCGCGCCAAGTAGTCTTTCAGGCTTTGATTCTGTGCTTTTACCGCCTTGAGCTTCCCGGTCATCTGCCTGATGTGTTCTTCAAGCATTTTTTCCGTGATTTCTTGGTTTTTGATATAGCCGATAACGGATTGGGCTTTGACCTCGAACTGCCCGATAACGGCTTCCAACGTGTCTTCGCGCTCGGTTTCGCTGTCGAAGTAGTAATCCAGTGCCGCCTGTACGTCTGCTGCGCATTGGTAGAGTGTGAGGGCGGTCATTGTGCCTCTCCCTCATATTCGGCAACCGCTTTGCCAAGTGCGGCGTGTATGGCGTATGCCTGTTCGATGTTGATGAATAGGTCATCGCTGCCGATGATGATATTAATGTAGCCCTGTTCGGGATTGGCGGCTGCACTAATGGTTTTCTCGTCCCATTGGGTCAGGTCGATGTTTGCCATTTTTGGTTTCCTTTCTTCAATGCCGTCTGAAAGTTCAGACGGCGTTTGTCTGCTAGAACGGGATGTCGTCGTCGATGTCTTCGCGCGGTTGCGCGGGGGCTGTCTGTTTGGCTTTTGGTGGCGCGGGCGGCGCGCCATTTCGCGCTGATTGCGCTTGTTGCCCATCATTGCCGCCTAGCATTTTCATTTCGTTGACGATGATGTCGTAGGCCGTGCGTTCTATGCCGTTCTTGTCGGTGTATTTACGGGTCTGAATCTTGCCCTCTAAATACACTTGGCTGCCTTTCTTCAGGTATTGGCCGGCAATTTCTGCAAGTTTGCGGTACATGGTGATGTTGTGCCATTCGGTTCTCTCTTGACGCTGCCCGTTCTGGTCTTTCCAGCTTTCGCTCGTAGCAACACTGAAATTGCAGACGGCTTCGCTATTAGGCGTATAACGGACTTCGGGGTCTTTCCCCAAGCGTCCTATTAGGATGACCTTATTCAGCATTTTGGGTTTCCTTTTCTGCCGCTTCAAAGTCGGCTTTGCGGTTGTTGTAAATGTCTTGTGCCCTTGCCCTTTGTTCGCCCCCGGTGTTTGACCACGCTTCGGCGAAGAGTTCTTTCAGCTTTTCCATCGTCTCAGCTTCGGCGGCGGATTTTTCGTAGGCCGCCATATTGAATGGCGGTGATTTTTCAGCTTCGGGAATGTCTTCCCCTGCGTAGATGTAAACGCCTAAGCCGAACATTGCCAGGCATTTGACCAGACAACGCATTTTGTTTTTGTTGATGGCAAATGCGTCCGGATTTTTGATGGCGTTGTTTTTGTGGTCGATGACGGGCAGCCACATATAACGGCTGATTTCTTGTCCGTCTTTTTTGACAGTTACGGTTACGCCCACTTCCATTGTATGGTCGGTAAAAGTTTTTTCGTCGTGTATGGTGTAGGTGCTTTCGGGGTAGTGTTCCATCAGCTTTTGCCATGCCCACGCCCATGATAGGTAGGCTAGGCGGTTTTTGTATTCCACTTTGTCGTTGACATTGATGGCCGATAATGTTTGCCATACTTCGGCGGCTAGGCTCATTGGCTACTCCTTTATCTGATAATGCTTTTAATATGGTCTTCTGCCTGTTTTTCGGTCATTCGCCGTGTTTCGGCGGTTTCTGCGTATAGGCTTTGCCAGTATTTGATTTCTTCAGGGCTTGGTCTGTACGGCTCTGTTTCTCTGCTGCCGTTATAAGCGGTTTCGGGATGGAAGCTCATTCTTTACCCTCCGGCACTTCCGCATCGCCGTGCACCCATCGGTAATCGGCTTCCTCTTCCGCGCTAAGATGCCGCTCTTCCAACCAAATCTGCGCGTCCAGTTCGGCGGCCTGCGCCTGCTTTTCCGCCAACGCCATACGCATTGCCGCAATATCGGCGGGCTTTTCCTTTGCTGTATGGCTTTTGCTTCCTTTGGTGAATCCGAAGGCATAGCCCGCCGCCAATACCGCCAGCAATACCGCCAACTTAAATACAATATTCCCTGCTTTCATTTCTATTTCCTTAATTTAAAAGGTTTTAATTGCGCACCGCGCCTGCCAAGGATGGGGCAGACCGTGCGCTGTCGGGGTTATTTGCGGCTAAAATCTACAAAAACCGCCGCCGCGCCCACTCGCCGACTAACGGCGCGGCATTCCTATGTCCGCTATGAATTTACCAGCCTGCCGATGTTCTCCGTCAGCGTGAACCAGTCCCCATCATCTATCGCGTAATTCATCGCCGCCTCGGTATCTTTATTGACACGGGAAGCATCTTCCGTGAGATACATTTCCCAATCTTCTTGGGCGTAAGGCTCGCCGTCCGCATTGTGGATAAATTCACGTGCCGATTTTTTGGCAATTTCAAGCAACTCGGATTCGTGCAGGCGACGGTTTTCCGCTTCCCAATCGTCCCAAGCCTGCCGCCTATCCTCCCGTGCGTAATATCCGCCCATCCCCCAATCGGGGCTGCTGTAAGCAGCCGTGCCGTAATATTTCATCGCCTTCGTCCTTGAGTTTGAGAAAACCGCCCGCAGCATTCACTGTTTCGCCGTGCCGTTGCCCCACTTTGAAGTTCGATACTTCATCGCTTTGTGCTATCTCCGTCTTGGCAGATATAGCTTCGGGCGGTTTTAAGGTTTAACCGTGGCCGCTGCCGTCGCTGTAGCCGCCGTCGTAGCCGTTGCCGTAGCCGCAGCCGTAGCCGCTGCTGTTGCCGTTGCCGTTGCCGTAGCCGTAGCCGTAGCCGTTGCCGTTGTCGCTACCGTTGCCGTTGCCGTAGCCGTTGCCGCAGCCGTAGCCGTTTTCGCTACCGTTGCCGTTGCCGTAGCCGTTGCCGTAGCCGCAGCCGTAGCCGCTGCTGTTGCCGTTGCCGTTGCCGTAGCCGTAGCCGTAGCCGTGCTTCAATGGTTGATCTAGATAACTCATGACTGTGCGACCTCCAGCGCGGTGCGGATTGATTCAGCCGCGCCGCCTGTTACTGGGATAATCTCAATCGCCTCGAGCCATACGGAATCAAGCTCGCCGCAAATTTGGCTGCCGTCTTGCCTGATGCCGTGTCGTGCGACACCGGACAGGCTGATTGATTCCTTTGCCCACCAGCTGTACATTCGGCGCGCTTTTGTCAGAATCACTTCATTGCCTGCTTTTTGTTTCAACACACCAAACCAAACGCCTGCCGAATAAGTGCGGATGATGACTTCCTTGCCGATGGCAAAGTCGTTGATACCTTTTTGCTCGGCAACTGTTACCGGCGGTTGCGGCTCATGTTGCGGTTCGTCAAATTCGGTTGGAATGTCGGCGCGTTTTGCACCCATTGCCGCTTCGAAATCAGCAGCAATGCCTGCAAAGACTTTTATAAGGTCTGACAAACTGTTCACTTCAAATTTATTTGCTTCCATTTTTGTTTCCTTTCGGGGTGGGGTTGGTTTCTTTACAAAACAATCATTACCTTTTCTTTTAAACCGTCTTTTTTCACTGTAAAAGTGAAGGCGGTGTAGCTGATGCTTTCGCTTTTTCTAGTGGTAAATGTCGCTGCTGCGTCGCGGCAGATTTCAGCAACTTTCAATAAAAGGCTTTGCTCGTCCTTTGCCCTCGCGCCAAACCGATTTATTTTGCTGATTAATTCGTTCATCTCGTTTCCTTCAAGTTGTTGTTTGTTTCGATGGGGTGCAGTATAGCAAAGCTAAATAATAAATCAATAGCATCGCTATATTTATTTTGCTATATTTTTGATTATTAAGAATTTATTTTTGAAATTTCGCAGGCACAAAAAAACCGCCCGATATTTCGGGCGGTTTTTTTACGAACATAAAAAAATTATAAAGTCAAGGAAGCACCATGTTGACTTCCTGAAATCACCATGCCGATTTCCTAACACCGGCGGGCAAGCCTACATGATGTTCATTTTTTGGGTATTAAAAAAGCCCGCATCGCGCGGGCTGTGTTTTTAAATAACAGGCAGATAGCAACATCGGCAACCCTGCTCATGCGTGCAGTGTGCGTGTGGGAGAACGGGTGCGTCTGATGATTTGTATATCTTGCCGTCCTCCGATTTACAAAATTCACAACCATCGGGGCAACAAGACAGCTCGACTTCTTCGTACTCTTTTAATTCCTGACGCGATTGTGCGTGGAAAAGCAGCATTGCAGGGACGGCAGAATCATCAAGAGGCGTTGATGCAAATTCATGCCGGTGAAGCCATTTCGGGAAATGACTCAATCCCCAAATAAAATTGAATGCAGCCATGATTCGCGCCATTTCCATATCGCCGCCGATGATTCCGTCCAGTATTTCAGGGGAATCTAAAAGGATAGATTTCAAGATTTCAGCGTCCTCATTGCACGGGTAGCTCTCCCAGTATTCTTGAGCGGATATGCCCGAAAACAGCCCGCGCGGTCTTGGCTGCGATAATTCATAATTTGCAACCGTCCGACACGCTGCCAATACGTCGTGTGATTGAATGTGTTGAAAGCTCAATCGATATGCTTCTTCTGTTTTAATATCCATTAGTCTAATACACTCCACCAAAATACCCTACCAATAACGGTCAGGCTGTCTAAAGAGGCGGTTTCGTCTTTGTATTCCGGGTTGTAGCTCTTGATACGGACTTGATTATCAGGCAGCTTTTGCAAGATTTTTGTACGTAACAGCCCACTGTGGTTGATGGCATAGATTTTGCCGTCTTTAATCATTTTATCGGCAGTATTAATACCCAGTGTAGCCCCGTCGGGGAATACCGGCTCCATACTGTCTCCGTCGGCAGATACGCAGACAACATCGTCAGGGCTTATGCCGTGCCGTCTTAAGGTTGATTTTGAGAAACGCAGTTTATAGCCGTTGTAGTCTTCAATTTCATCTGAAAAGCCGTTACCCGCCGACAAGCAAACGTCTTTATAAAATGGAACTTCGCAATCATCATCGGATAACGGGGTTTTGCTATCCCAAGCGTCAACAGTGCCGATAACGGTGGCGTTTGATTTGATGGAATCAATAGGTATATTCGGCTCGTCTTTTCCATCCACCCATCCGCGCGGTAATCCAAGCGCGGTCTCAATTTGAGCGGCTACGCCGTCCCCTATATTTCTGTATCCGTTAAGCCATTGATTTATCTGTGCAGGAGCTTTGTTAATTGCCCGAGAAAACTCAGCTTGATTGCCGTTAAACCTGTCGGCTATCAGATTTTTAATTCTATCTACCCGGTTCATTTCATCACCCCTTCAAATAGGTATAAATATAAAGCATAGCTACATTTATCAATGCTACTATTTTATATTTAGCTATGCTATACTAACGCTAAATTGATTTGACAGAGGTTGAAATGGATTTAAGAGATTATTGCGCGATACGCGGAAATCAGTCTGATTTGGCAAGAAAAACAGGAATTTCCCCGTCTTTTATACATCAGATTGCCAGAGGATTGAAGCCCATCCCAATTCAGTCGGCGACGTTGATTGAAAAGTCAACAAACGGAAGGGTAACACGAAAAGAGATGTTTCCTGATACCTGGCATCTAATCTGGCCGGAATTGGCAGACGACCAACCCAAATAAAAAGCCCGTCGGGGATGACGGGCAGCCTGTTACGCATTATTCGATTGTTAAAAACGAGATGGAAGTATGAGTGCAAGACTGATGGGAATGGAAGAACGGCAAATGAAATATATTCCAAATTCGTTTCAGATAGCAAACGCAGTAGTGGACGATTTACTCTGCCTTATGAGCGGAAACGCGTGGAAATGCTACGCCGTCATCGTGCGCAAAACGGCCGGCTGGCAAAAGGAGATGGACTACATATCCGTTTCCCAATTTAAAACGCTGACCGGAATCAAAAAAGACGAAACAGTTGCCGACGCGCTAAAAGAACTTGGGGAATTGGATCTGATTGCCTCCGTCAAACAGCGTGGGAAAGTAACCGGCTACCGCCTCAATATGCCCGAACTACCCCCTGAAAACGGGGGTACTACCACCCCCGAAAAAGGGGGGTACACCACCCCCGAAAAAGGGGTGCACCCGAAAATGGGGACTACCCCCGAAAAATGGGGGGGGCTACCCCCGAAAAATGGGGGTACTACCACCCCCGAAAAAGGGGGGTCTACAAAACACACTATAAAACCCACTAATACAAAATACAGTATTAGCGCATCCGCAGCAGCGGACGCGCCCCTTCCTGCCAAACATTCCGAAAGCGGAGAACGTGCCGCGACGGTGAAAGCCAAACCGACCAGGCACGAAACCGAACTTTCGCTGCTTGCCGACTACGGCATCACGGGGCAGGTGGCGGCGGACTTCCTGCAAGTCCGCAAGGCGAAACGGCAGCCGCTGACGGCGACGGCGATGAAGCTGCTTGCCGCCGATGCGGGAAAATGCGGGATGACGGCGTTGCAGGCGGTGGAGTACGCCATCGGCAACGGCTGGGGCAGCTTCCGCGCCGAATGGCTGCAAAACAAAACTTTCGGCGGGTCTGGAAATCGCGGCGGTCTGACGCACAACCAAACCGCCGCCGTGCTGGATGCGAGAAGCTACGGCGATATGCCGACAACGGATTTTTGAGGGGGCTTGGTATGGCTTTGAGGGGCGCGTCTGATTTTTTGAGGGCTTTCTGCAGTGTGCAGACCGAACGGCGGCAATGCGCGGAACACGGCGAATACGCGGCGAAAAGCGTTTTTCGCGGCGTGTGGACGGGCTGCCCGGTCTGCCGGAAGCTGGAAGCGGCGGACGAGATGGCGGCATACGCGGAAACGCTGCGCCGCGAGGCGATGCGCGACGGGTTGGAAAAACGCATCGGGCGGTCGGGCATCGCACAGCGGTTCAGAAACTGCCGGATCGAAAACTACACCGTCAGCGAATCGATCCCGGGGATGGCGAGGGCGAAAGCCGCCGCCGCCGAATACGCGGAAAACTTCGCCGATGTTTTGCAGACGGGGCGGAATATGATTTTTTCGGGCAGGAGGGGTACGGGCAAAAACCATCTTGCCTGCGGCATCGCCCACGAAGTCATCGCCGCCGGGAAAACCGCGCTGGTCATCACGGTGGGCGATATGCTGCGGACGATCAAGGACAGTTTCGGCGGCGGCAGCGAGACGGAGGCGGTCGGAATTTTTGTGAAGCCCGATTTGCTGGTGCTGGACGAATTTGGCGCGGGCAATCTGTCGGAAACGGACGGGCGGATTTTGTTTTCCGTCATCAACGCCCGGTATGAGCGGCTGATGCCGATGCTGGTGCTGACCAACCTGACGGCGGAAGCCTTCCGCGAAAACACCGACGCGCGGATCAGGGACAGGCTGCGGGACGGCGGCGGCAAGCTGATTCCGTTTGACTGGGAGAGCTACCGTGCGTGAAACCTGCTTTTTCTGCAAACACGCGGATTTTAAAACCCAACTGGACACGCCGATGCGGGGCTTTGCGAAATGCGCGAAGGCGCGGAATGCAGAAGAAAAAGCGACGTACTACCCGAGGACGAAGCCCTGCGCGACCGGGGCGTTTCGGACGGCATCGGAGGCGGTAATCGCAAGACGGTCGGCAGTGCTTGGAGAAAACCCTCTGCAATGCGCCAAATTTGAGCAGGAAAGCGGGTAAAACGATTTGGGAATACCTCACATACCCGAGACTTAAAAACGCGTTAAAACGCAAATTTGAAGAATGGCGCAACAAAAGGAAATGAAGAAATGAGAATTTTAGCTTTATTTGACGACGGGAACGGAAGCGTAAAAAAGGCACTGCCTGACCATGATGTAGTGTCGGTAGGGATTGGGAACGCCGATATTGTGATGGATTTGTCAGACTTGAAGAATGTTAAAAAGCTGGTCGATATGCACAAAAAAGAGCCGTTCGATTTATTGATGGCAAGTCCGCCGTGCGAATCTTGGAGCTTCTCAACCGCAGGCGATAACGGAAACGCGTATCGAGATAAAGACAGCCTGTCATTACGAACTTTCCAAAACTGGAAAAAAAACCCGTATGTGGCAATCCGTAGATTGGTTGAGCGTAACGCACCTGAAATTCCTGCTGTTTATTCCAGATATTTGAGAAAGGGCGTGAACGGCGATTTAACAGCGTTGTTCACGGCTGAATTGGTCAAGGCTTTGGGCATCCCGTTTGTTATCGAGAATCCTCAATCATCAATGATTTTTGACAAGTTGGCGCGCGAGGGATTGAGTTTTGTTAAGAACGTAGCCTGCTATGCCGCATATAGCGATGCTTTCTCGCTTAAAAGAACTGGCTTTGCTTCAAGTTTGGCGATGAATTTAAAACAGGTAAAACGCGCGAAATTTGCATTTCACGCATGGAAAGGAAGCCATCATATCGTGCGGTCATCCATCCCTGAAGATTTAATAAAACACATTGTCAGTCACTTTTAACGAGGAAATATGAAATGACAACCCCAACCCCGAAAACTGAAAACCCCAACCGCTACCGCGCCCTCGATTTGTGGTGTAACGATTTTACGCAACATCTCAATTTCCACTTGGGCAGCGCGTTTAAATATATTTTCCTGCACAAAGAAGACGGCGGCCGCGACGACTTGGAAAAAGCCTTGTGGCACTTGAGACGGCAGCGCAAAGACGAGCCGAAGTTTAAAAAGCTGAAAAACAAGCTTTATTTCAAGCTGTCCGAAAAGCTGGACGCGTGCGGATTCGATACCGATACCGATACCGATACTGGGCAGGCACTGGACGCAATCCTGTACGCCGCGTCGGAGTACGACGAAGACAATATCAGCTGGGCAATCGCCTATGTCAGAACCTTGTTGAAGAAAATGCCGCCTGAAACGGAGCAGGCTTCGCACTCTGAAAGCCCGATGCCGCCTGAAACGGAGCGCGGCGGCATTTAGCCCGCCAACCCGACCGCTTTTCGTCATTCCCGCGCAGGCGGGAATCCAGTCCGTTCGGTTTCAGTCGTTTCCGATAAATTCCTGCCGCGTTTGGGGTTCTAGATTCCCACTTTCGTGGGAATGACGAAAGCGGTGGGAATGACGGAAATCGGCAGGAATGACGAAATCGGCGGGAATGACGGAAGCGGCGGGAATCCGACCCCGACCCATAAAACCGACCGAAAGGAAATAAAACAATGGATACCCTGTTAAGCATCATCATCGCGCTGTCGTTCGGCGGCGCGGCGATTTTGGCGATATGGCTGCTGGTGGAAGCCGCCGATGCGGTTTTGCGCTGCAAACGCGACGGCAAAGACGAAGACGACTTCGACGACTTCGGATATTAAACAACTGAAATAAAAGGAAAAATCAAAATGGCGGAAGAAATGCGCACCTGCAAGACGTGCGGCGAAACCAAGCCGCTGGAGACGGGGTTTTATAAAAACAGAATCGGGGACGACTCCAAAGTATATTACCGGCACGACTGCAAACGCTGCTGGGACAAAGCGATGAGCGAAAGGAACAAACAACGCGTCAAAAAAACGGAAACCGTGGCGGAAGAAATGCGCACCTGCAAGACGTGCGGCGAAACCAAGCCGTTGGAGGGGTTTCATATTGCCAACCGAAGAAACCCGAACCGGAGCTATTACAAATCGTGCAAAACCTGCCGAAACAAGGAAACCAATCAAAAGCAGGCAGAAAGACGCGCGGCGGAAAAAATCGAATTTTCGACCCACCCCGCGAGCATCCGCGACGCGGTTGCCCTCGCACACGCTGCCTGCCCGATATTGGGCATCGGCTTGTGGACAAATCCAAGCCCGGCAAGGGAATGCGCGTGATGCGCCTTATCCTGCCTTACCCCGTATCGGCAAACCGATATTGGCGGATTTGGCGCAACAGGGCGGTCAGGAGCGCGGAGGCGGCGGCGTATAAAAAAACCGTCCGCCGTATCGCGCAAGAGGCGGGCGCGATGCCGTCTGAAGGCAGTGTGGCGGTGCGCCTGCGGCTGATTCCCAAAGCCAACAAAGACGGCAGTGCAAACAAGACGGTGATCGATTTGGACAACGCCCTAAAGGTTGCGCTGGACGCGCTTCAAGGCATTGCCTATCACAACGACAGGCAGGTCAGACGCATTGTCGCGGAATACGCCGACGAGCCGAAACAGGGCGGCGGTTTGGCGGTGGAGATAGAGGAGTTGGAATGAGCGCAATCAGAAAAGCCGCCAAAGGCGAGCAATGCACGCTGAATATCGCGGGCGTGTGCAATCACAACCCTGAAACGGTCGTGTTGTGCCATTTTCCGAGCGAGACGCACGGGATGGGATTGAAAAGCGACGACTTGAGCGCGGGTTTCGGGTGTCGTTGCTGCCACGACGCGATCGACGGCAGAAGCGGGCATTTGAGCCGCGAAGACAAAGAGTTTTATATGCGCCGCTCCCAATTCCGCACGATACGCCGCCTTGAAGCATTGGGGATTGTCAGCGTGAAAGGCCGTCTGAAATGAATGAAGCGAAATTCACGCTGACACCGCAAAATGCGCGGGGCGTTATGCGGTCGATTTGGGACAACCTGAACGGGTGGTTTGAAAACGGCAATCTTGAAATCACAATCCGCCCGCGCAAATCCAAGCGAAGCGTCGAACAAAACCGCCGATTATGGAAAATCTACGGCGAACTGGCAGACAAAGCGTGGTCGGGCGGCAGGCGGTACAGTGCGGAAACGTGGCACGAGTATTGTAAAGGCGTGTTACTGGGCTTTGATATTAAAGCCATGCCAGACGGCACGGAAGTCAAAATGCCGATAAGCACGACAACACTAAACACGGCCGAGATGGCGGAATATCAAAACAACATTCAGGCGTGGGCGGCAATAGAGTTTGGAATCATTTGGGAGTTTTGATGTATAGAACCGTTGAAGAGGCATTGCGCGAAGTCTATAAAATACGCGGCGTGAGGATGGAGCCGCTGAATAATACAGCCAAGGTGTGCGCCTGGTGCGAGAGTAAAGGCGTTACCGGCGGCGGCGGCGATTTGACGCAGGCGGAAACGCACGCAAACGCGGCGATGATTATCAGCAAAATCGAGCGCGTGTTGAACCGCTACGAGCTGGCGGCGGTAGAGTGCAAATACAGTGCCGATTTGAGCGGAATCGTTGATATTACCGCCTATATCGAAGAACAGAACAAGGGCGTGAACCTGTTGATATGCGACGCGATTTTATCGAATCTGTTTACGGAGCAGCCGAAGAAAACTGCTATCATGGATAAATACGATATTAATAAAATGACATTATGGCGACAGTTCCAAAAAGTTCGTGTGATTTTGGCGGGGATTGAAGCATCAGCTTATCTGAAACTGTATGATGAGTTTGAACAATGTGGTATAATTTCACAACCCACTTCACTACGCCTTTGTTGTGCGTGGCGACCAAATCAGTTACGGCGTTGAAACTGAGAAAATTTCTAATATGAAATTGTTCTAACATATTGACGTAATGTTACCTTTTATGTACTATTATGCTATAGTTTGGAAATAGTTATATAAACCGCCTTTATAGGGCGGTTTTTGCGTTTCCAGACGGCCTGGAATTTTGGGTTGGAGGGTTCACCGGCCGGTTTCAGGTTTCTATGGGTGTTTGCCTTAACGGGCAAAGGCTGAAAGGGTGCTTAAAGCACTAAGGAAGATGACGCGGACGCTTCCAATAAACAGGGGGTCGCGCCCCACTCTCCTTGTTGGTCTCTGTAAAAAACGCGGAGCAAGTGAAACGCGTTTGCCCGACCTAAATGGTTGTCATGCCAAGACAGGCTGTAAAGCGGTTCTTGCACATAGCCCCTGCCGTGTTATCGGTATGGGGCTATCCCTTTAGATTTTATCCATCAGGCGGTTATATTTTGCCAGCAGCTCAAGATAGGCAACCGCGTACTGCGGAACGCCGATTTTGTGCCATTTGCTTACTGATGTTGGGCTTATCCCTAATCGTTTTGATAGGTCTGCCTGTGTGATTTGCGCAGAGTCTAAAAGAGTTTTAAATTTTGTGTCTTGCATATTGCAATATCTAATTAAGTTATATATAATATGTAATTATATTAATGTTAATTGGAGTTTGTCAAATGGCAGCTTTGAGCGGGATAGAGACAATAAAAGAGGTGCGTAAGCGGCAAGATAAAACCTTGCTTGCTTTTAGTGGTGGTAAAGATGCTGTTGCCACATATCTTGCCATCAAGGATTATTTTGATGAGGTAGTACCATATTATTTATATCTCGTCCCTGATTTGGCATTTGTTGATGAGCAGCTTGATATGTATGAGCGGCAGTTTGGCTTTAAGATCACTAAACTCCCACATCCGTCATTGCATAGACTGCTTAATAATTTTGTTTTCCAGCCGCCCCAAAATTGCGCGGTAATTGAAGATGCGGGGTTGCCTGATTTTGATTACACTGATATTCAGGCCGCGATGTGCCAGATGCATGGCTTGGGCAAAAAAACTTTAGTTGACGATGGTGTCCGTGCTGCCGATAGTCCGATGCGCCGAATTGCTATCCAAACACATGGCAGTATAAGCTACAATCTGCTTAAATATCACCCTATTTGGGATTGGAAAAAGGCTGATTTGGTGGAGTGCTTTAAAAAGCACAATGTCCGACTTGGTAGTGATTACAAGATTTTCGGGCGGTCATTTGATGGCTTGGATTTGCGGTTTTTACTCCCGATAAAAAAACATTATCCTGATGATTATAAAAGGATACTTGAGTTTTTCCCGATGGTTGATTTAGAGATTTTTAGATGGGAGTGCGCAAATGGCAAAATCTGATTTGAAACAACAGGCTGCTGATAAAGTGGCAGCTGCTAAAAACCAAGTGGCAAAGTGGAAGCGTAAGCAAAAGCCGCTTGTAAATATGCCGGAATTAACAGGCAATCCTGAGATTGATAGTAAAAATGATTTGGATGCTGTCAAACAAGGATTCCGCGATCGCTTAAAGGCGGAAAATAAGCGCAAAGTATCAGCGACAGATAGCGAGTATTGGAGTTGCATTTGTTTCCAAACCCGCGCCCAGGCGGATGCGTTTGTTGCCGCGATGAATTGGCGGCAGTTTGGCGATAAGTACATTGATGGCGTTAAATTAGCAGAGTATTTGGGTATTGAGTTGCCCGATGAAGAGGTAGCTTTCGTGGCTGATCCTAAAGTTGATAAGACTTGGGCAGAATTTGTAGATTAATTTTCAGTGGCCGTCCAATGGGCGGCTTTTTTGTGTCTGTAAAAAGGAGGTGCTTATGCGTGGCATTAAAGTGCATGGTAAACCGCATATTCGCGGCAAGGCGGCCGGTGGTCGTGGCCGTAGTAATGCGTTTTCAAGCCGTTCAAGCGGTTCTTAACCTTAAAGCCTGATTTTGTTGGGCTTTTTTTATTTATAAATTAACCCTATGTAATCAAAGGTGTTTTATGCCGGTTAAAGGTGCAGATATTTGTGGTGCAAAAACCCGTAGCGGTGGAGTGTGCCAAAGCCCTGCCATGCCTAATGGCCGTTGCCGATTGCATGGTGGTAAGAGTACAGGCGCGCCCAAAGGTCATACAAATAGCCGTAAACCGGGCAGCCTGTATTCTGATTTTTATACAGACGAAGAAAAAGAGATTGCGGCTGAAATTGAGCTTGAGAGTGTCGATGAAGAGTTGAAGCTGTGCAAGATTCGATTGCGCCGCGCCATGAGGCTTGAAGAAGAGCAGAAGCGGCGACAAGATGAAGAGCGGTTAGAGTTGGACAGATTGGTGGAGACGCCATCTGTTATTGGTGGTGTTGCAATCCAAGACGACCCTGATGTACCTCCTGTGAAACAAAAGACTTTTGTTTATCGTGATTACGGGGAGATTATTAACCGCCTGCTTGCCCGGATTGAATCTTTGACGATGACACGTCAGAAGCTGCTTAAAGGTTTGGTGGTGGATTTGAAATCATCTGATGGAAGTATGACCCCGAAAACAGGCTTGGCGGCTTTTGAGTCAGTGGAAGAATTTTTAAAATACGCGCATGAAGTAGATGATATGGTGTGATGGAACAAGGTCATATTAATGCAGCCCGATTGAAATCATACGGCAGCTTGTATATGTTTACACGCTGGATGTTTTATCAAAGACGTGGCTATATTTGGCAGCGAGCGAATCATCATATCCTAATCTGTAACGCCCTAGAACGTGTTTTCAACGGCGAAACAAAACGCCTGATTATTAATATTCCGCCGCGATACTCGAAAACGGAAATCGCGGTTGTGAATTTTATCGCATGGGCGATGGGGCGTGTGCCTGATTGTGAGTTTATTCATGCGAGCTATTCGGCTACGTTGGCCGTCAACAACTCAGTGCAAATTCGGAACTTGTTACAGCATGAAGAGTATCGGGCGATTTTCCCCGGCGTGGAGCTTGCAATCGAGAGTAGCCATCACTGGAAAACGACCGCAGGCGGCATGATGTACGCAACCGGCACAGGCGGCACGATTACAGGCTTTGGTGCAGGTAAGCATAGAGACGGCTTTGGCGGTTGTATCATCATTGACGACCCCCATAAGGCTGACGAAGCACGAAGCGAGGTTAGACGGCAGAACGTCATTGACTGGTTTCAGAACACGCTGGAATCTCGTAAAAACAGCCCTGAAACGCCGATTATCCTCATTATGCAACGGTTGCACGAGAATGACTTGGCAGGTTGGCTGCTTGATGGTGGTAATGGCGAAGAGTGGGAACACCTTTGTCTGCCAGCTATTCAAGACGACGGCACGGCGTTGTGGCCTGAAAAGCACGATATTGAAACACTACGCCGCATGGAACAAGCCGCGCCGTATGTGTTTGCCGGGCAGTATTTGCAACGTCCAGCACCGCCTGATGGCGGTACGTTCAAGCCTGATAATCTGCAATTTGTTAAGGCATTACCTGCCGGTAATATTCGATGGGTTCGCGGATGGGACTTGGCGTCCACTGCGAACGACGGCGACTACACGGCAGGCGGCAGGCTTGGTGTGACTGAGGATGGGCGGTACATTATCGCCAATATCGTGCGCGGTCAGTATGGCGCTGATGAGCGGGATAGGATTTTGAAGAACACGGCGCAAAAAGACGGCGTGAAAACTAAAATTTCTATCCCGCAAGACCCCGGACAGGCGGGCAAATCGCAAACCCTGTATCTAACCCGTCAATTGGCGGGTTTTTCTGTATCTGCCAGTCCTGAATCGGGCGACAAGGTTACACGCGCCGAGCCGTTCGCGGCACAGGTCAACATCGGCAATGTGATGGTGTTGGATGACGGCACATGGGATACGGACGCGCTGATTGCGGAAATGCGAATGTTCCCGAACGGGCAGCACGACGACCAAATAGACTGTTTGAGCCGGGCCTTTGGCGAGTTACTGGACACTCGGACGGGGATGATTGATTTCCTGCAATCGCAGGTTGAGGCTATGAAATGAGTAAAAAGACACCTTTATCGCAAGGCTTTATCGCTCGTGTTGCCGCCGGTGTCCGTTATGCCTTTACCGGCAACGCGGACGGATGGTTTGATGCGGGCGAGCCTTTAGCACCTGTGGCACAGCAGGCAGAGGGGCGGCGGTTCGATTATGAGCCGTTCTACAACGTCGGGCATTCCAAGCCGCGCGAACGTGAGGCGTACGGCTTCGCGCAATTACGCGCCCTTGCCGATAACTACGATGTATTGCGGTTGGTTATCGAAAAGCGTAAAGACCAAATGGAGTGCCTAAAATGGACAATCCAAAAGCGTGATATTGCGTCAACGGCAAATAATGAATCGCAGCGTAAAGACCGCAAGGTCGATGAAGCCATTGCGTTTTTCCAATCGCCTGACAAGGAACATTCGTGGGCGGACTGGCTGCGCATCTTGCTTGAAGACTTGTTTGTCATTGACGCGCCGTGTATCTACCCGCGTAAAACACTGGGCGGCGACTTGTACGCCCTTGAAGTGATAGACGGTGCGACGATTAAACGCGTATTGGACAATACAGGGCGTATGCCTTTGCCGCCTGAAACGGCGTATCAGCAAATCCTGCACGGTATGGCGGCGGTCGATTACACGGCTGACGAGCTGGTTTACCGTTCGCGCAATAACCGAAGTTACAAGGTTTACGGTTATTCGCCGGTCGAGCAAATCATTATGACCGTGAACATTGCCTTAAAACGGCAACTTCACGCGCTGGAATACTACACGGCAGGCAGCGTTCCCGATGCGTTGGTTGGCGTGCCTGAAACGTGGTCGGCAGACGACATCAGGCGGTTTCAAGAATACTGGGATTTACTGCTGTCAGGTGAGACGGCAGAGCGGCGCAAAATGCGTTTCGTGCCGGGCGAATTATCCCGAAACTTCCACGAGACCAAGCAGCCGCCGTTGAAAGACGTTTACGACGAATGGTTGGCGCGTGTCGTCTGCTTTGCGTTTAGTGTCGAGCCTACGCCGTTCGTGGCGCAGGTAAACCGAAGCGTGGCAGAGACGAGCCGTGAGCAGTCGCTTTCAGACGGCATGAGCAGCCTGAAAAACTGGGTAAAAGCCCTGATTGATGATGTGCTTGCCCGATACATGAATATGGCGGCGTATGAGTTTGTCTGGAAGGAAGAGGAATCACTCAACCCGAAAGAACAGGCAGAAATCTACGCCATTTATAAAAACGCAGGCATCTTGACCGCTGATGAAATCCGCGCCGAACTAGGCAAAGAGCCATTGCCGGAGCAGGAGGAGCCTGAACCGAATCGGCAAGACGATTGGAAGCCTGAAAAGCAGCCGAACCAAGAGGCTGAAAAGCTGGGAAAGTCGGAAAGCCCGATGAGCGAAGACGAATCTGCCGCGCTTATTGAGGCTTATTTGCTGACACGCATTGACGGCTTGGCTGAACAAATCGCGGCACTGATTGATAGTGCAGCCGTCGATTGGCAGGCTGAGGATTTGGCGGCGGAATTGAGCCGCGCGGCAGGGGTTGTTGCAAACGGCTTGGATTTTGGCGATTGGACGGGTTTGTCTGATGTAATCGAGCCGATAATCAGGCGTGTTGCAGAAGATGGGGCGGTTGCCGCCTTGTTGCGTGTAATGCCTGAACCTGCCGTCGGTATGGTTACGAACATTCGCAGCCGTGCCGTCAAATGGGCGCATGACCGAGCTGCTGAAATGGTCGGCATGAAGCGGGTGGGCGGCGAGCTTATCCAAAATCCTGCCGCTGAATGGCAAATCACAGAGGGAACGCGCGAAATGATACGCGCCCAAGTAGTCGAAGCCATGCAAAACGGCGACAGCGTGCAGGAATTGGCAGGCCGTCTGAAAGAATCTCATGCTTTCAGCAACGCACGCGCCCGAACCATTGCCCGAACGGAAACGGCGATGGCTGACGGTATGGGCAATCTGATAGGCTGGGAGGAAACGGGGCTTGTTGCCGGTAAGCAGTGGATAACCGCCGGAGATGACAAGGTTTCTGAAGTTTGTAATACAAATGGCGAGATGGGTGTGATTGGTCTTTATGAGCATTTCTCACATGGTGCTTTGACGATTCCGGGGCATCCGAATTGCAGGTGTACGGTCGCCCCTGTTTTGGCAGAGGATATGCCTGAATCTTGATTCCTTCGGGTAAAGTGGGTGTGTTTTGCCGCCTCTTCGTGGGGCGGCTTTTTTTTGGAGCAAATCAATGACGAAGTTATACGCAGAAATCGCCAAAATGGAGGCGCAGGACGACGGCACGGTCAAAGTTTGGGGCTACGCCTCAAGCGAGGCGGTCGATTCGGACGGCGAAGTCATTGCGGCTGAAGCAATGAAAGCGGCTATTCCCGACTATATGAAGTTTGGCGCGGTGCGCGAGATGCACGGTTCAAACGCGGCGGGAACGGCTATCGAAATCAACGTAGAAGACGACGGGCGCACATTCTTTGGCGCACACATCGTTGACCCTGTTGCGGTTACGAAAGTCAAGACAGGTGTTTACAAAGGCTTTTCCATCGGGGGAAGCGTTACCGCCCGCGACGAGTTGAACAAGTCGCAAATCACGGGCTTGAAGCTGACAGAAATCAGCCTTGTTGACCGTCCTGCAAATCCTGACGCGGTGTTTACCTGCTTTAAAGCGGACAAGCCGAAAGCCGATGAAGAGGCGGATAAAGATGAAGACGACAAGTCAGCCGATAAAACCGATGAAACGCCAGCCGATGATGCTGAAAAGGCAGATGACAAGGCGGATGGGAAGAAAGACGACAAAAAAGACGAAGCCGAGAAATCGGTAAGCGTGAATTTGTCTGAATCTGAAATTGCCATCTTGAAAGCGGTATTGGCTAAAGCCGAAAAACCGAAAGACGAGCCGGTCGCTAAATCAATGTGGCAAGTTAAATCACTGGCTGATGTATTGATGTCGCTGAAATGGCTGATTAATGATGCCGGTTACGACGGCGTGGATGAAGCCGTTATCGCGCAAATCAAAGAATCAGCGGGCAGCCTAGCCGAATCGCTGAAAGCGTTGACAGTAAGCGAAGCCGACAAGCTGGTCGATGGTTTGGCAGCCAAAGCCGATAAGTCAGACGGCATTGCCAAAGCTGAATCAGCGGACGAATTGGCAAAAGCACAAGACGCACTGAAAAAATCGAATGACGCCCTTGCCAAAGCGCAGGCGGAAATCGAAAGCCTGAAGAAACAGGCAGCCCCGCCGAAAGGCAGCACCAAAGCCATCGGCAAGGCAGAAGATAACGGCGAAGACCCGCTGAACGGTTTTCAGCCGATTGTAAAGAATGACGGTTCGCTTGATGACGTGGCGACACTCATTAAAGCAAAACAAACAGGCCGTCTGTAACACCGCTTACAGGCGGTTTTTTTATTATCAGGAGCGATAAATGAACGTGAATCAACTCACACAAGAAACGATTGATCTGATGAAGTCAGCACAAGCAGGCGGCGAGCCGTTGAACAAAGGTTTTACGCAGCCGACCGGCTTTACCACCGGTTTGCAAACCTATGACCTGTCCGCGCCGTCTCAAAAACTCTACCCGGTATTGACCCCGTTGCGTAACCGTATTCCGCGCGTGGGCGGCGGCCGCACCATCGGTTCAAACTGGAAAGCCATCACGAATATCAACGTCGGCAACCAACGCGCCGGTATCAGCGAAGGCAAACGCGGCGGTGTCATCAATCACGAAATGGTGGAACGCAACGCGCAATTCCGCGCCATCGGCTTGGAAAACCAAGTAACCTTTGAAGCTGACTATGCCGCGCGTGGTTTTGAGGACGTGAAGGCGTTGGCGGTTGCCCAAACCCTTCAGGCTACTATGATTGCCGAAGAAATGATTTTGCTGGGCGGCAACACCAGCCTGAAAGCAGGCGTTACACCTACACCGACCGCCGCTGTTTCAACAGACGCGATGGGTAAAATCAGCGGTAGCACCTTGTCTGTAATCTGTGTGGCTTTGGGCTTGCAGGCATACTGGGATGTGGCAGGCGCAAACAACGGCGCAATCGGTCAAAGCCTGAACATCAAAACTGCCCAAGTCCCTGCCAAAATCACACGCCAAAACGCGGACGGCACGACCGATACATTCGGCGGCGGTTCTGCTCAAAAATCTGCGGCGGCCTCTGTTTCCGGTATTGCAACAGGCAAAAAAGTAACTGCGATGGTTCCGGCCGTTCGCGGCGCGGTTGCCTACGCTTGGTACTGGGGCGCGGCCGGTTCTGAAAAACTGGGCGCGATTACCACCGCCGCCAAAGTGGAAATTTTGGCCGACGCTGAAGGCACTCAAACAGCGGCTTCCCTGCCGTCTGAAGACAATTCCACTTCCATTCTGGAATTTGACGGTCTGTTGACCCAAATCGCACTGCCTGATTCCGGCGCGTTCTGGTCGGACAACAAAGGCAACGGTCTGACTTCAGACGGTGCGGGCGGCGTGTTTGAATTTGAAGAAGCGTTTGCGAACTTCTACTCTAAATACCGCCTGTCCCCCGATACCATCTACGTCAACGCCCGTGATTTGGCGGCACTGACCAAGCTGATTATCGGCAACGGCGGTGCACCGCTGATTAAGCTGAATGTAGACGTGAACAATGCGGCGAACATCCGCGCCGGTGTCGTTGTCGGTTCGTACCTGAACAAAATCACAGGCGACGAATTGAACATCGTGGTTCATCCGAACTTGCCTGCCGGTACTTACCTGTTCTACTCAAGCCGTTTACCTGCTTACGTTCAAGGCGTGGGTAACTTATTGCAAGTGCGTACACGTCAAGAGTACTACCAAATCGAATGGCCGCTGCGTACTCGTATGTACGAATATGGTGTTTATGCTGACGAAGTGTTGCAAGGCATGTTCATGCCTGCTTTCGGTATGATTACCAACGTGGGTTAAGCCTAATCAGGCCGTCTGAAATTCGGACGGCCACTTTCTTTTGGAGATTTTGAAATGACTGAAATGGTTAAATTACAAGCCCCTGAAGGCTTTACCGATGTTTCCTTTGGTAGCCAAAGCTACGAAGTGGACGAAAACGGCATTGTTGAAGTGCCTGCCGAATCAGCGCAATACCTGTATCAGTTCGGCTTTGGCAACGTGGTTGAAGAGACCGCCGAAACTGAACAGCCTGTTGAAGCTGAAGAGCCTGAAAAAGGTAAGCGCGGCCGTAAAAAAGCTGATGCTGAACAGGAAGAACAGACCCCTGATTCTGAAAAGGCTGAATAACGATGACCGCCCTTGTCCCACTTGATTTGCTCAAGCAACGGTTGGGCGTTACCCATGACAAGCAGGACTCATATTTTCAGACCTTGCTTGATGGCGTATCGGCGGCGGTTGAAGCTTTTATCGGGCGCAAACTCGAAGCAGCGGATTATGTCGAGCGATACAACGGCAACGGCAAGAATCGCCTTGTGCTGGAACAATGGCCTGTTATTTCCGTGTCGTCTGTAAAAATCAACGGACGCGCGGTAGATGACTGGGACTTTGATAACTGGCTGTTGATTCGCCATGCCTGTTTTGCGCAGGGAATCCGTAACGTTGAAGTGTCGTACCGTGCCGGCTATGAAGCCATGCCTGCTGATATTCAGGAGGCCGTCTTGATTATCGCAACGCAACGCTTGAATGAAATCGAGAACAAGGGCGTGCAGAGTAAAAGCCTTGCAGGGGAGACTATATCCTTTTCGAGCTTTGGCCAGTCGGGCGGTATCCCTCCGTCTGCCTACGCCATCTTGACGGAATACAAGCGAAAGGCCGTCTGAAATGCTGAATGTTGAGTTTATTGGCGGCGACGCGATAGTGGCTGTCTTGAAAGCTTATTCTGACGGCGTGCAGTCGGCGGTTGAAAAGTCTATCGGTCGGTCGGTTTTGAAGTTGCAACGCGAAGTTATGCAAAACCGTCTGTCTGGGCAGGTGTTGAATGTACGGACTGGCAATCTTCGCCGCTCAATACATCAGCAAGTCACCAGTTCGGGCGGTTTGGTGGTTGGCGAGGTCAACACGAATGTCCGATACGGTGTAGCGCATGAATATGGCTTTACCGGAACAGTCAACGTTAAAGCCTCAATGAGGCAGATACATCAAGCTTTCGGCAGGCCGTTGAAATCGCCGCGTTATGTTCAAATCCGCGCCCACTCTCGCAATGTGAAGCTGCCTGAACGGTCGTTTTTGCGGTCGGCTTTGCGCGATATGAAGCCGGTGATTGAGGCGGATTTGCAAAAATCCATTGAAGGAGCGTTACGATGAATCGTGAAGCGATTTATTCCGTGCTGTGGGCAAAGCTTGATGCGTTGGACGGTTTTACGACCAAGAGCCGCAAGTTGTTGCACTGGAATGACGTAAAGGGCTATGACCAGCCGGCGTTATTTATGGCTCAGGGAGATATGCAGGCGGTAACGACAACAGGGCAGGAGACGAAATGGCTGTTGCGCATTGACGTGTATTTGTATGTTCAGACGGCAGGCGAGCCGCCGGCGCCCATTATGAATCCACTGATTGACGCGGTGTGTAATACCGTGAACGCTGTACACCCAATCACAGGGAAGACGGCTTTGGTGGTCGATGGCGCGGATGTTGAGTATTGCCGCGTTGAAGGTACGGTAGAAACAGACGAGGGAACGCTTGGCAATCAGGCCGTCTGTATTATCCCGATTATGATTTGCGCCGCTTAGTCGGCAATTAGAAAGGAAATGTCATGCAGTTGACGTTTGGTAGTGGCGAGGTTTTCGCCGAAATGATTACGGATGCCTATGGCAACCGTGTGCAAAACGCAACGCCTGTGCGAATCATGGGCTTGCAGGAAATGTCTGTTGACTTGTCGGCAGAATTGAAAGAGTTTTACGGCCAAAACCGCTTTGCGCTGGCTGTTGCTCAAGGCAAGGTCAAAGTGTCAGGCAAATTTAAAGGTGCTTTGATTAACGGCTTGACGTTGAATACTTTGTTCTTCGGTGCTGAGTTTGCGACCGGAACAATGAAAGCCCTGTTTGCTGATACTACTGGTAAAGCCGTGCCTGCTTCTGGTGCGTACACTATTCAGGCAGTTGTGCCGAATGGTGGGCAATTCGTTGAAGATGCTGGTGTGATGGGTGAGGACGGCACGGCTTATATCAAAGTAGCCGGCAACCCGACAGCAGGTCAATACACGGTTTCCAATACCGGCCTTTACACATTCCACGAAAGCGCGAAAGGTAAAACGGTATTTCCAAGCTTTACCTATACGCAAACCATGCCGTCAGCCAAGAAAATTGAGCTGTCTAATATGGCGATGGGTAACACGCCGACCTTTAAACTTAAATACCTGACGCAGTTTAAAGGCAAAAAAGCCTTGTTGGAACTGGAAAGCGTAACCAGTGGCAAACTGGGCTTGTTCTCAACCAAAAACGATGATTTCTCCGTGCCTGAAATTGACTTTACTGCCTCAACCGATGAGGCAGGCTTTAAAGTCGGTACGTTGTGGATTCAAGAGTAATAATGCAGGCCGTCTGAAATGACGGCCTTTTTTCATTTACCCCAAAAAAAGGAAAGCAAAATGACCGTACGAATTAAAGGCGTGACCGTTGAACTGAACGGCACTGAATATGTTATTCCTCCAATCGCTTTAGGCGCATTGGAGCAGTTGCAGAGCCGCATTGGTGCATTTGACGGCAATGTGCAAGATGCAAAGCAAATTTCTACCGTTATCGATTGCGCCCATTCCGCGCTGAAACGCAACTATCCCGATATGACACGCGAAGAAGTGGCTGATTTGATTGATATTGGCAACATGAACGAAGTATTCGCCGCTGTGATGGATGTTTCCGGCTTGAAACGCAAGGAACAGGAAGCCGCACAAGCGGGGGAAGCTCAGGCGGCGGTTTAAGTTTCGGCGCGATGATTGCCCACGTCTGCGCCTCAACCGGGTGGACGTGGGATTACGTTGCCGACAACTTGGATTTGCCGCGAATCGGGCATTTAAACGAGTATTGGCGTGAACATCCGCCCGTGCATATCTTGGTAGCCTCATACATGGGCATTAAGCCGTCAGCCGGCCCCGTACAGAGCGAAACAGACGAGGCAGAGGCCATCGGTATGCTTGGAGGCGGCGAGCTGTCAGAGGATGAATTTAACGCATTGCTGAAAGCGAAGGGGATTATTTGATATGAGTAACGCAGTTTTCCCAACGTTCCCCGGCTTGAAGTGGGGACGGAAAAGAACGGCTGTTTGGAGTACCAATATTCAAAAGTCGGCTTCAGGGCGTGAGATTCGCAGCGCGTACTACACTTATCCGCAATGGAAATTCTCGCTTTCGTTTGAAGTGTTGAGAACAAAAGCCTCAATCAACGAACTTGAGAAGCTGGCAGGCTTTTTCAACGAACGCCGCGGCAGTTTTGACAGCTTTTTGTATGAAGACCCTACGGACAACAAGGTAACAGACCAGCTTATCGGGAATGTTGTGCAGGGGGTGACGAGATACCAACTTGTGCGCAATTACGGCGGTTTTACCGAGCCTGTTTTGGCGGTCAAAGGCGTGCCGGTGGTTAAAGTCGGCGGCGTTGCTTTGACGCATGGCCGTGATTTCTCGATAGACAATAACGGCGTATTGGTTTTAAACACGCCGCAAACGCCCGGCAGACCCATCACATGGACGGGCGGTTTTTATTTCCGTGTCCGCTTCACGTCTGATACGGTGGATTTTGAAAACTTCATCGGCCATCTTTGGAACGCGAAGAAAATCGAGTTTACGAGTTTGAAATTATGAAAAGTGCAAGCGCTGAATTGATAGATCTGCTTCACAACGAAGACAGTTTTTTAATGGCCGATTTGTTCACAATCACCTTGGCGAACGGCCAAGTGTTGCGCCATACGAATTTTGACAAGCCTGTTGAATGGCAGGGGAATCAGTATGAGGCCTACAAGCTGATTATCAAACGCGGCGCGACAAGAACGGCCGTAGGGCTTGATGTTGATTCAAACACGTTGCAAATCGCCGCAGAACCAAGTTATCGGCTTGAGGGCTTGCAGTGGGCAGAGGCCGCGCTTGGCGGTGCTTTGGATGGTGCAAGGGTGGTTATCGAGCGTGTCTTTTTCCATGATTCCCTTGCGCCCAATCATGTACCTGTCGGCACGGTTATCATCTTTTCCGGGCGCGTGTCGGATGTGTCGGGCAGTCGTTCGTCCGTCAAGGTTGATGTCAAATCGGATATTGAACTGCTGAACGTATCAAGCCCACGCAATATTTATCAGGCGGGCTGTATGAGGACGCTTTATGACGAGGGCTGCAAGGTCAACCGCGAGAAGTTCACGGTGAATGGCCGCGTAACCGCAAACAGCACGACCGGAACGGAACTGACCTGCAATCTGACACAGGCGGACGGATGGTTCAATCAGGGCGTGATCAAGTTCACAAGCGGCCTTAATGCGGGATTGACACGCACCGTCAAAGAACACAAAGACGGCACGCTGTCTTTTGCCCTGCGCTTACCACACCCACCACGCGCCGGAGATGTGTTCAAAATCTATCCGGGCTGCGATAAACGACAAAGCACCTGTAAGGACAAGTTCCAAAACATCGTGCATTTCCGTGGGTTCCCTTATATCCCATCTGCCGATACGGTGGTTTAAATGATGCCGTCTGAAATGGATTTGAGAAAGCGAATTGTTGAAGAGGCTTATTCGTGGCTTGGTACGCCGTACCATCATCAAGCGATGGTAAAGGGTGCTGGTGTAGATTGCGCGATGATTCTTGTCGCAATCTATCGGGAGGCCGGCTTACTGCCTGCCGATTTTGACCCACGTCCATATCCTCAAGACTGGCACTTGCACCGGGACGAGGAGCGCTATCTTGGCTGGGTTTTGAAAGTCTGTCATGAGACTGATACGCCACGGCCGGGCGATGTTGTCGTCTGGAAGTTTGGGCGCACGTTTTCGCATGGCGCGGTTTATGTCGGCGACAACAAGATTATTCACAGCTACATCGGGCGCGGCGTGGTTTTGGATGAATTGGATCAGGCCGAACTTTCAGGCCGTCCGATGAAGTTTTTTACATGTTCATTTTGATTTTGAGGCCGTCTGAAAGGACGGGCTTTACGCGGGGGCGAAAGATAAGGAAATGTCCTGTCCAAGTTCGGCATGGATGTTCACGAGCGCGTCCAATGAAAATTTGTCGATTTTCCCGTTCAGCAGGTCGTTGGTGCGCGGCCGGGTCAGACCGCAATGTTCCGCAGCCTGTTTTTGCGTCCAGCCGTTTTTGCGGACGGTATCGGCGATGTGCATCATCAGATCTGCGCGTAAGCGCATATTGGCGGCTTCGGCGGGCGTGTCGCACAGTGCGTCAAATACGGAGGCGAAGGTTTGGCTTTCCATTATTTCTTTTCCTGAATCAATTTGTTGTAACGTTTTTTCGCCAATTCCAAATCGGCGGGCGCGGTTTTTCGGCTTTTCTTTTGGAAGGCGTGCAGCACATAGACGGCATCGGCAATTTTGGCCGTATAGATGACGCGGTATGCGCCGCCTTCTTCCCTCAGGCGGATTTCCATCACTCCGCTGCCGATGGTGTTCATGGGTTTGAAATCGACCGGCATTCCGCCGCACTGGATGCGGTGCAGTTGGTAGCCTGCCGCCTGTTTGGCGTTTTCGGGGAATTGCCGCAGGCAATCCAATGAATCGCCCAAAAAATTTAACGGTTTCATGTTTTATATCTGTTTTGATATAAGCGGATTATATCAATTTTGATAATTTTTGTAAGTGTTTCGAGGTGGTTTTATGGGTGGCAAGACTTCCACTATTTCAAATTCCGAACAACGGATTTTATCCTTACAGGTTCAGCAGTCGTCTCAAGGCTTGACCCTGCCTGTCGTTTATGGTCGGGCGCGTGTTGCCGGCAATTTGATTTGGTACGGCGACTTTACCACTATCGAGACCAAGACAACGACCCGACAAGGCGGTAAAGGCGGCGGCGGTGTGCGGCAGGAGGATATTTCCTACACCTACGAAGCCGCTGTCATGATGGCCTTATGCGAGGGCGAGATTAAAGGTATTGGGCGCATTTGGCGCGATAAAGAAAAGTTTGAATCGCTCTCACAATTGCGCCTGAATCTTGCAAAAGGCGGCGATGAGCAGCCGACTTGGACGCATTTGCAACAGCCGAAGCACCAGGCGCAGGCAATCAACTATTCCGGCACGGCTTATATTTACAGCCCAAACTACGAACTGACAAAATCGGCGCAGATTTATCAGCATAATTTCGAGGTTATCGGGAAAATGGGGTATTCGTCCTCAATTCCTGATGCAAATCCGAGCGAAATTATTCGCGATATGCTGACGAATCAGAACTACGGTTGCGGATTCCCTGTTGAAAACTTAGGCGATACGAGCGTCTATGGTGTTTACTGCCGCGCGGCCGGTATCTTTCTAAGCCCTGTTTACAGTGAGCAGACGGAAGCACAACAAAACATTTCCGAATTGTTGGAACAAACCAACAGCGCGGCAGTGTTTTCTCAAGGCCGTCTGAAAATTGTCCCTTATGGCGATGTGAAACTGTCGGGAAATGGCGCGGTCTATGTGCCAAACCTGACACCGGTTTACGATTTGACCGATGACGATTTTATCGTTTCGGGCGCGGAAGACCCTTTGAGGGTTGAGCGCAAAACCAATGCGGACGCGTACAACCAAATCCAAGTTGAGTATCTCGACCGTGCAAATGACTACAATATCGCCGTGGCCGAAGTGAAAGACCAAGCGAATATTGAGCAATACGGCCTGCGCCCTAAAGATGCCGTGAAGATGCACGGAATCTGCGACGCGAAAGTCGCAAACCATGTAGCGCAACTGCTGTTACAACGCGCCTTGTACGTCCGCAATGAATATGAGTTTAAGCTTGGCTGGAAATACTGCCTGCTTGAGCCAATGGACTTGGTAACGCTGACAGACGAGGGGTTGGGGCTTGATAAAACGCCCGTCCGAATCATTGAGATTGAAGAGGACGAAGAGGGCGTTTTGACCGTCAAGGCTGAAGATTTCCCGATGGGAGCAGCTACGGCCACGGCTTACCCTACGCAGCCATCATTAGGTTATTCCGCCGATTACAACAAATCGCCGGGAAACGCCCATGCGCCTGTTGTTTTTGAAGCACCTTTGCAACTGACCGGCGGCGAGCCTCAAATTTGGCTTGCAACTGCCGGCGGCGATATGTGGGGTGGCGCTGAAGTGTGGATTTCGACAGATGGCGACAGCTACACGCGAATCGGCGCAACCAACAAGAAAGCGCGTTTCGGATCACTGTCCGCGCCTTTGGCAAGCGGTGCAGTTTTTGACCGTGCCAACACTTTGAATGTTGAAATTTCCGCAGGGCAAATGACAGGCGGCACGGAGCAGGACAGCCGCGATTTACTGACTTTGTGTTACGTTGACGGCGAGTTTTTGGCCTACGGGACTGCCGAACTGAAAGGCGTGGGACGCTACACATTGGGCAACCTGACGCGCGGCGCGTACGGCTCAACCATCGACGCACACGCGGCAGGCAGTCAGTTTGCGCGGATTGATGAAGCGTTGTTCAAATACGCCGTCCCTGCAAATTGGGTGGGACGCACGGTTTGGGTCAAGCTGGTGTCTTTCAACGTCTTTGGCAGCGGTACACAGGAGCTTGCAGAAGTTCCGGCATATTCCTACACCATCAAGGGCGCACCACTTGGGCAGATTCAGAACTTACGCCTCACATCATCTTGGGCATACGGCAAGGAAGCCGTTATTGCTTGGGATAAGTTGGGCGGTGCGGATACCTATGACGTAGAAGTTTATGCAGGCAATACGCAAAAACTACTGCGAAGCTTGAGCGGTATCGTTGACAACGGATTTACCTACACGCAGGCCGACATGAAAGCTGACGGCGGTCAAGTGCGTGATGTTGTGTTTAAAGTTCGTGGACGCGCGGTTACCGGGAAAACAGGCAATTGGGCGCAAATCGCGGCGCAAAATCCGCAACTGCAGGCATTGCAGGGGATTGAGATTGACAGCGGTTTGCGTCAGGCGTTCTTCAAATGCGCCATGCCGTCTGAAGAGGATTTCGCAGGTATTGTGATTTGGGTGTCTGAAAACGCGGCCGTACCGACAACAGAGGCGAATATAACCTATGACGGCGCGGAAACGTTTGTTTCGATCACGAAATGCAACGGGAAGGATTTACAACAGGGCAAAACCTATTATCTACGCGCCGCAGGTTATGACAGCTTTGGCAAAGACGGTATGCACGTCAGCAACAGTGTTGCGTTTACCGTTGCCGATGTGTCGGTTACAGATTTGGCGGAAAGCAATCTGAACAAATCTTTGCGCGATAAAATCGCACTGATAGACGGCAACGGCGCAGGCAGCGTGAATGCGCGTATTGCGGCTGAAGCGCGTGAGAGGGCGGCAGTCAAGCAGGAGGCGGACGTATTGAATAACCGTCTTGGAAGTGCTGAGAGTTCCATCAATTCATTGCGCGAAACCGTTAATCAAAAAGACAGTGCGAGGTCGTCCGAAATCCAAACACTGACCGCGAAGATTGACGGCGTTTCTGTCGGCGGCCGCAACTATGCCTTATCGACAGGGACAGCCGCCAAAGTGGTCACCTCCAGCGGAGACAATCAGATTCAAACCGTCAATATCGACATTTCGCCTGCTTTGGAACTGAAGCGGGGCGACAGCCTGATTCTCTCGTGCGACATCGAGCTGAAAAACGCCACATCGCCTTACAGCGAACCATTCCCGCGTATCGGCGCGGAACTTTCCGTAACCTATACGGACGATTCTATCGGGTATTTCGGCTGCTGGTATTGGGAAGCCGTCAGCGGCACGAGAAAAACGCTGAAACAGCGTATCGTTGCCAAACACACGATTGCCAAAGAGGTTAAGTCTTTGCGCGGCCTGATTGCACAGGCACGGTATCAAACGTCGGATTCCATCAAGGTTTCCAATGTGAAACTGGAACGCGGCACGGTCGCAACCGATTGGACGCCCGCGCCTGAAGACAACGACGGTTTGCAGGAAGTCCTCGGTACGGTTCAGGTCGTTCAGACGGCCTTAAGCAAAGCGACAGGCGACATCAGGGCACTTGGCGAACGTATCGCGACGGCGCAATCGACGGCGGACGGCAACACGGCGGCAGTACAAGCCCACGCGCGAAGCATCAACGGCTTGGAGGCGCAATACACGGTTAAAGTGGACGCCAACGGCAAGGTGGCGGGCTTCGGCTTGGCAAGCACGCCGAAAAACGGCACGCCCGAAAGCAGGTTCATTGTGAATGCCGACCGTTTCGGCATCGGCGCGGCCGGAAAAGACGACGTGTTCCCATTCACGGTCGATACGGAGAGAAACCGCGTCGGCGTGAACGGCGAACTGGTGGTCAACGGCAAGGCGATTGTCGACAGGTTGAACGCCGGGGATATTCACGGCGACAAAATCGCGGCAAACACGCTGAACGCAAACCGCCTGAAAGCCAGAAGCGTTACGGCGCGGGAGATCAGGGCAGGTGCCGTTACCGCCGATAAGATGAACGTTACCAGTTTGAGCGCGGTATCTTCCAATCTTGGAAGCATCACGGGCGGCAGCCTGAATATCGGCAACGGCAATTTTACGGTGTCTTCAGACGGCATCCTGACGGCGAACAATGCGGTAATACGCGGACGGATTGAGGCTGATTCGGGTCATTTCAACGGTACGGTCAGGGCTTCGTCCGTCGAGGGCGATGTGATGAAGGCGCACAGGTTGCGTTGGACGGAGGGTAATGTTTGGATGTTGGATTTGGATAAAGACCCGCTGCCGAGGGTTTTGATACCGAATTTTCGGGTTATTTCGGAAACGTACGGCAACAAAGTGGTTCAGGCAAGGCTGATGCTTAATGGGGTGTTGCTTAATCCGTTGGTAACCAAAGACTATGAATTATTTAGGAGATATTATTGGGATAATGCCCATAATTCCCGCAAGCCGAAAAGGGGTAACAGTTATATAGAACTCACGGATTATAGGTACAAAACCCGGCTGGAGTACCCGATTCAAATCATCCCCGCCGGAAAACCGATTAGTTTGAAGTTGACGCTGGCTTCCCACGAATCGGTGTTCTCGCCGTTCGTGTCGGTTTCGTATTTGTCGCAATCCGACTATGAATACAAGCAGTTGCTGGGGAGAATGGTTTGGCGTACTTTTGCGGAGGATTTCCGGTACGACAACAGGCGGCAGGTTTATTTGGGCGGCGACAGACGCGTCCATAACTACCAAAATCAGATGCGTAACCATTGGGAACCGTATGGCGGACTGCTGCAGTTGCCGGACAATATCTACGGCATATCGTTCGAGTACAGGCTTTATACCAACAGAGATTGGAGTACGATGATTACGTTCGACAGGTCGGATGCTTATGAGGTGGTTAAGAAATACCGTGCTAATGGATTTGGGCCGTATTCTCTGTATGAGCGGGAGTTTGATACCGCTATTCCGAAATCTAATCTGTTGTTCTTTGTGGAAAAGTCTTGGCAGTATATCGAGCTGCGGAATATCAGGGTGCTGATTCCGGAATCGCGCGAAAACGAGGTTTGGCAGGTTGGTTGATGCCCCTGTATGCCGCCGTTTGAGTTTTTCTGACTTTTGTTTGGCTATGCCGTCTGAACCTTTCAGGCGGCATTTTTGTTCCTGCCCCGTTCGGGGCTTTTTTGTGGAGTTTTGTTATGAGTGAGGGCAAGAAGATTGTCGCTTTGGGTTTTTCAGCCGAGGACGGTATGACCGGCGCGGTTGCAGCCTACCACGTCGTCGAATATATCGGCGCGGATTACCGCAACGGTTTTATCACGGCAACGTTGAACGGTTATGTGTCGGAAAACGCGTTTAAATCGGGCAAACAGTACCTGTTGACGCGAACCTTGGACTTTTCTGAAACGGACGTAACCGCACCCGACCCCGATTGGGTGTACCGCAAGGCGTTGGAGGGGGCATCCGGCATACCTAAAGACGCACAGCCTGTCTATGCGGAATAAGTTTTCAGACGGCATCGGACACCGCAGGGCGCAGGCTTTGCGGTGTTTTACGTAAGGAGGTTGTTATGGGCAGGTTGGATTGGATATTGGGTTGGCGGTTTTTGCCTGCCAAGTTTCAGGCGTGGTTGTTCGGCACGGCGACGCGGGTGCTGGAGGCGGTCAGCGGTTTGGGGCTTGTCGGCTACGCGGCGGTGTTCGCGCTTGCGCCCGATGAGATTTATGCGTGGCGGATTTATTACAAGTTTCAGGATATTCCGGAGGCGTGGACGGTGGGCGTGCTGGGGGCGGCGGGGCTGCTTCAGACGGCGTTGCTGTTTGCGCGGGGCTTTAAGGGCAATGTGGCTGCGGCTTACCTTTTGCTGTTTTCGGGCTTTGTGTGGTTTTTGATTTCAGTGGCGTTTTTGGGGGCGTATCCGCCTTTGAACACGGGTATGGTTGTTCCGCCGCTGTTGGCGTTTTTCTGTGCGCTGGCGGGGAATAATGCGTTGAAGTTTTTGTTTTCGGCGCAAAAGGCGCGGGGTTTGGCGGATGAGGGGTCGTGAATGGAGTTCTTTCAGTTGGGTTTGCTTTTTGCTGCTCTCGGCGGCGTGCTAGGCGGCGTGTGGGCAAGCCTTCAGGAACACGACCGTCCGGTGCAGGCTTTGTTGGAGGCGGTGATTTCGGCAATCGCGGCGGCGGCCGTGGCGGAGCGGTTCGTGCCTTTGAATCAGGTGTGGACGTGTGCGGCGGCGGGGGTGTTCGTGGGGATGATGACGGGACACGCACTGGATACGGTGCGCGCGCTCGCGCCCAAGGTTTTGCGCGGTTACTTGGGCGGCTTGGCGGAAAAGGCTACGGGCGTGAAAGACGGAGGGTCTTCGGATGGAAAAGATTGATTTCGAGTGGGGCGCAAGGGGCATTTTAGAAAGGTTTTGAAATGAAAGAATTGAAATGGATTGAAGAGGCAAGAAGGCACATCGGCTTGAAAGAAATCGTCGGGGCGAATGCACACAACCCGACGATTGTGCAATGGCTGAAAGAAATGGGCAGCTTCCCCGGCGCGTCAAAGTCTTGGTACTTTGAAGACGAAACGCCGTGGTGCGGGCTGTTTGTCGGATACTGTTTGGGTAAAGCGGGACGCGCGGTCATCAAAGACTGGTATCGCGCCAAAGCATGGGCGGCGGCAGGTTTGACCAAGCTCAACGCCCCCGCCTACGGATGCCTTGGAGTCAAAACGCGTCGGGGCGGCGGACACGTGTTTTTTGTCGTGGGCAAAGATGCGATAGGCAGAGTCTTGGGATTGAGCGGCAATCAGGGCAATATGGTATCCATCGTCCCGTTTGACCCTGCCGATATTGACGGCTACTATTGGCCGTCCAAACTGATTAATGGAAAAGCCGTGCCGTCATTTCCCACCGAAGCGCGTTATCAGTTGACGGACGTTGCAACCACGGCAAAACAGGGCGCGAGTGAGGCATAAATGCTTGGGTTTTTGCTGAAAAATTGGAAGCCGCTGCTTATTTTGTCCGCAATCGCGTTCTTCGCCGTTTCTTGGTGGCAGGACAGGGCGGCGCAATACCGGCGCGGACGCGATGACGCGACGCTGGAGATTTCGGAACGTTTGAAAGCCGCCGCGATTGAGGGGGCGGAACAAAGCCGCAAATCGTCCGCCGCGTATCAGGCGCAAAAGGCGGCGCGTGAGGAAAGGGAAAGGGTGCGTTATGTACAAGTGCAAAAGATTGTCGAGAAACCTGTTTACCGCAATGTTTGTCTTGATGCTGACGGCGTGTCAATCGTCAATGCCGCCATTGACGACGACGATTAAGCCGCCCGCCGATTTGGTGCAGCCCTGCCCGAAACTGCCGCACCTTGAAGGGAACACGGGCGCGGACGCGCTGCCGTGGTCGTTGCAAGTCATCGGCTTGTACAAGGACTGCAAGGCGCGGCACAACGCGCTGGTACGGGCGTTGGGCGCGGATTGAGTTGTCAACTTCGGGTTGACGGTTGCATCGGGGGAAGTGTCAACATTTCCCCCGATTTTTTATATATCACGCGGACGTGGTAAATTTTTGCCGTTTTGTTTGCACGAAGGGCGCGTTATGCAAAATTATTAAGCGCACCAATAATCGGGCGGGAATGAAAATGCCGTACCGATCCGGACAACAGCAATGCCGCACCCTACGGGCAGGCTTCGCACTCTGAAAGCCTTTCAGACGGCATTGTTCTTACCTGCGCGTCAAACCGCCTCCGTGTAAAGCGGTTGCAAAAAAGCCTTTTATTTTGACAGGGGGTATGGATGACCGCCAAAGAATTTTGTGAAAAGCAAATCGCCTATTGGCTGAACGAGAGCCGCAAGGCAAGCGATAACGCCGATTTGAAGGCCTTTGAGTTTGCCGAACGGGAATTGGCGAATTATCGGGAAATGTTGAAACGTTATGCCGTCTGAAAAGACGGCTTTTTTATTATTGGGGTTATAAATGAGCGATTTGGAAGCCAAGGTCAGAATAACGGTAGAAAACCACACGAAGCAGGGTTTTGATTCGGCTGCCGCTGATGTTGATAAGGCAGCGGAAAAGATACGCGGTAGCGGCGACAATGCCGCAAAAGGCTTTAAAGCTGCGATTGGCAATATGAACGAAACCATGCGCAGTTTCTCCGTCAACGTGAAATCGGGTTTTGAGGCGGTGGGCAGTCAGGCGCAACAGGCGACTGAAAAGGTTAGAACCGAAGTGGATAAAATCGGTTCGGGTTTATCGGGGCTGACCGGTTTGCTGGCAGGATTGGCAAGCGTCGGCTTCGCGAAATCGATGCTCGATACCGCCGATGCGGTTCAATCGATAAACAGCCAAATCAGACAGGTGGTGTCGTCGGAAACCGAGTATCTGGCTGTGCAGAGGCAGCTTCTCGATACGGCGAACCGTACCCGTGCCTCTCTGGAATCGACTGCCAGCCTGTACGTTTCCACAAGCCGCGCGTTAAAAGACTACGGATACACGCAGCAGGAAATTTTAAAATTTACCGAGGCAACCAACAATGCGATGACGATTGGCGGCGTTGGCGCGCAACAACAGGCTGCCGCGCTGATGCAGTTATCGCAGGCTTTGGGCAGCGGCGTATTGCAGGGCGACGAGTTTAAATCCATTGCCGAAGCCGCGCCGATTTTGCTGGATACGATTGCGGAATATATGGGTAAATCCCGCGCTGAAATCAAAAAGCTGGGCAGCGAAGGGAAATTGACGGCGGATGTGATTTTCAAAGCCATTTCCGGCGCGTCGGAAAAGTTCGGGGAGCAGGCAGCCAAAATGCCGATGACGATGGGTCAGGCGTTGACGGTGTTCTCGAACAACTGGCAAAGCATGGTTTCAAAACTGCTGAACGACAGCGGCGCGATGTCGGGGATTGCTGCAATTATCAAACTGATTGCCGATAACCTGAATTTGGTCGTCCCTATCGTCGCAGGTTTTGCCGTTGCTGTTGCCGCTGCCGTTGCACCGACACTGGCTTTGAATCTTGCACTGCTGGCAAATCCGTTCGGAATTATTGCCGTCGCAATCGGTACGGTTATCGGGCTGATTGCGAAATTCGGCGATGAAATAGACGTTTTCGGCGGCGGCTGGTCGAATCTTTCCGATGTGATTCGGGCGGTTTGGCAAATCATCACGGAAACCATCGGGGAGGCGGTGGGAACCGTCAAATCGTGGTTTGACGGGCTGACAGGCTGGTTGAATGAGAGTGTGGGCGGCTGGTCGTTGTTGTTCGGGCGCGTGATGAGCGTCATCTCAAGCGCAATCGGCGCGTATGTGAACGTTTATATCAACATATTCGCAACCGGCTGGATGCTGATTAAAGAAGCGGCAAACGATATGCCGCAATTCTTCGCCAATCTTGGCAAGCTCATCGGCAATGCTTTTCTGTCTGCGATTGAATGGATGATAAACAAAGCAGTCGGCATGATTAACAGCATGATTGACTTTGCCAACGCAGCCTTGTCAATGGTCGGCGGTTCGGGCATTAAAAAGCTGGATGGCGTTGACCTCAAAAGGATGGACGACGGCGGGCTTGGCAAGCGTATTCATGACAGCTTGACGAAAGACCGCGCCGGCGCAATGGCAAATGCCATCCGCGAACGAGCCGCCGATATTCACGAAGCCGATGCCCTCAAGGGACGCAGCGACGGAGGACACGCCAAAACCGCTCAGAAAAAGCCGGGCGCAAATCAGGGCGGCGGCAAAAGAGGCAAATCCCGTTCGGGCCGTTCGGGCGCGGCCAAAGACCCGATGCAGGCGTGGGAAGAGGAAATCAAAGCCCAGAAACTTGCACACCGCGAAATGCAGCGCGAAACGCTCACACACCAAGAATGGGATTTGGCGCGTGAGGCCGAATATTGGCGGGCGAAGCTGGCAACGGTGGACGCCAACGGAAAAACAGGCGTAAAAATCCGCGAAAAAATCCTGACGCTTGAAGACCAGTTATCGAAACAGTCAACTGAAGCGAAGATGAATCAGGTGGCTGAATGGGAGAAATTGGACAAGCACAAGCTGGAGATGGAGAAAGACGCGGCAGACCAAGCTCTGGCAGATGGACGAATCTCGCAGCTAGAACGCCTCGATATGGAAATCGAGTTTGAAAACCGCCGTTATCAGATTGCCTATGACGCATTGCAGGAACGGATCGCGTTGGCCGAACAAGACCCGACATACAGTCAGACCGCAATCGACAAGCTCAAGGCTCAAATGGGCGAATTGGGGCAGGGGCACGAGCGGACGCAGGCGAAGAACGAGGGCAAACGCGAAAACCAACGCCGGAAAGACGCGCCCAATGTCATGGAAATGCTGCAAGACGGCGGCAAGAACGTTTGGCAGCAAGCGCAACAGCAGATGTCGCAGGCGTTCACTGCCATGCTGACAAGGGCGCAGAGCTTCAGGCAGGCGATGAATGGCTTTTTTAAGAGTATGGGGCAAACCTTTATTCAAGAAATGGTTACGAAACCTTTGATGGGCTTGATGCGGCGCATGGTTCAGGAATCAGCGATTTACAAGATGATTTTCGGAACTAAGGAAACGCTGGAGACAGCGGCAGCAGCCAAGACAGCAGCAACTAAGGCAACCGAGACAACGGCGGTTGTCGGTAGTAATGCTGTTCAAGCGGCTTCAGGTGCAGCGGCTTCTCAAGCGTCTATCCCATATGTCGGCCCAATCCTTGCCGTTGCAGCAATGGCGGCAATGATGGCGGCAGTAATGGGATTAATGGGCGGTGGCGGCGGTTCTCAAACAACCACGACCACAACACGGATTCCATCGGCGGCTGGCGGCTGGGACATTCCGGCAGGCATCAACCCTTTGACCCAACTGCACGAGAACGAGATGGTCTTACCGGCAGAGCACGCCCAGACCATCCGTGAAATGGCGGGTCAGCAGGGAGGCAGCGACAGCACCATCATCATCAATTCGACAGGCGGCGACTTCATCCATAAAAATGATTTGGCGAAGCTGTTGAAACAGATGAAACGGGACTTTAAATTTGTCTGAGAAAATGCCGTCTGAATCTTCAGACGGCATTGTTTATAGATTCCTCACATATTCCAACAAAAGCAGCCAGCGCGTGTGCGGCATATCGGAATGAGTTTTCAAACTCATCGCTGCCTCCCATTTCTGTGCTGTTGACAAGGTAGCTCCTGCAATATTGGCAACCTGCTTTTGCGTCAGCCCGTACTTTTGCCGTATCGCCTTCAAATTGGCGGGCGTGTAGCCCAGTTCCGGATTGTCAATCATCCCAGCCCTCCAAAGCCGCCGCATCTTCGTTCAGCATCAAATCATCCGCCGCGATTCGATCGCAGGCGGCTTTTAATTGCCCAAGCCAATCCTCCATGTTTTCCGGCTTGTTGTTGTCCAACATGATGAAGTCAGAAAGCCACAAACCAAGCCGAGAATCATAAGCAAGGCGGAGCGGCTCACCGATTTGTCCCAATTCCCCGTCAACCGGTTTTGCGGGCATTTCGCCTGTGAAATTGTCGTCAAAAGATTTCCGTGCCAAAAAACGCGGGTAGCGCGTATGCACCACAAATTCGTCATTCTCCCCACGCGCTTCGCCGTGAATAATCGGGGGGTACTTTTTGAAGATATTGTTTTTGCTCAT